AATAGCTTGATTGTATAAATTTTTAAAATCAGAATTAACTAATCCACTAAATATATTCATATTATATTTCCGATAATAATACTTTTTTCCATGTATTGGAAGCAACGCATAAGTATAGATAATTATTGTCCCATCTAATTTCTCCTGGTTGACCAGCATCAACAGAAGATTGTGGAGGTGTTCCGGAGATTAGTCTTGATAATGATTGTGAACTGGTTTCCACAATTTTAACTTCCGGCATCCTTTCTGATAAAATAGAATTTGTGGTAAGATTACCATCAACATCAGATGTTGTTACATTAATTAGGGATTGTGATGTATTAACAATAACATTAGACATTAGCATCCCTCACATGGAGTTTCTTCTGCAATATCAGGAAAGATTGCTGGACTTAATGAATTGCCAGATAAAATAGTCATTGTTCCTTTAACAAGTTTAGCGATATAGTCCCCAGCGCCATCGTACAATTCATTTGGAGCCTTTAGATCAATATCGTACAATGCTGAACTAAAATCAAAAGAGCCAGTTGTTGATGATGGTAATTTTAATATGATTTTACCTTCGTCACCATTAATACTTAAACTATATGTAGAATTTGACTGTCCAGTAAAATAACTAATTGTAGTATTAGCCAATGATCCATCCACTGGACTAAAACTAAATCTTCCTCGCCAATTTGTTAGATTAATAATTTCATTAGTATCATCTAAATATGTAAATGATATATAAAATATGGATCCTTTATCTAGTGCAAAATTATAAACTGGTGCTGACATAATAATTACCTAATTAGGAGAAAAATGTACGACCTCTTTGGCTTGAATACATGCCAAGAATACTTGGATCAAATTTATTACCAGCAAAGGGACTAAGAATAGCTTTAACAGAAGATGCATTAGCAACATCCCAATGTTCAACAAAATCATTATACAATGCACATGGGCCTTTTTCTAGAATCTCTCTCCATCCTGCTAAACTTCCACCAACTGAAAATGCCGCTGGGCCAAGGGATGCTCTCAATCCTTCCATCGCTGATTTTGTTCTAAATGTACTTTGATCTATTATACAAGCGGCTTTTAGAGACACTAAACTAATAAATATTTCATCTCTCTCTTGATCGGTTGGATCGGGACTTATAGTATTATTCAATACGTCAACATCATATTGATGATCCAAAACAACATCAAATTGAACATATTTAGCAGATACTGTTAGTACCTGTATGATTCTTTCATCCGAATATGTTGGATTATCGGCCCAATCATTAATAAGTGTTCTAACGATCACTGGTAATTCTAAATTCCACATAAATTATCTCCAGCAAAATGAATAATATACTAGTTAATACACCCAATTCTACACATCTGGAGTTGGGTCTATAATAGTAACAGTACCATCTTCATTCTAGTAAATTGACCAATTATATTTGATAAGCTTCTATAAATGCTTGATCTACCTGTTGTTCAGTTAATCCTAATGCCGATGCAAGAGGAATTAACATTGGATGAGTTCTTTCTATATATGGAGCATATTCCCACTCCACTAATGTAGAATCTCTTATAGCTTGATCAGAAATGCTATTTATAGCTGCTTCTACATTAGCAAGACTATAGCCATTATTTACTAACCATAATCTAATTTGTCTCGCAGAAATAGTGGCTGGTACTATGATTTGTTCTGGTGCTCTTTGCCAACCTTCTGGAAGTTCGTCATCAGCGACTATAGAAAATCCTTCTGGTGGCTCCCAATTTTCTGGCAAATCAATTCTTAAAAATGTTTCTACTAATCCTTCTGAATTAACTAATGCCCATGAGGTTTGATTGCTTCCCATATTATTCTCCTTTATCAATACCATACATAAATACGAACAAGTCCATCGCCACCATTACCACCAGCGCCACCAGTAAATCCATTTAATCCACCACCACCACCGCCTCCACCACCGCCGGGGAAACCTCCATTACCTCCTGCTCCACCACCACCAGAAGGATTACCACCACCACCTCCTCCACCCATACCATATCCGCCGGGAAGAGCGGTTGTCGCATTACCACCATTACCTCCAGTATTTGCTCCACCAGCAGGATTAAGAATAGTTGGTGCTCCTCTAACTATTTCTGTTCCATAACCAACAGCACCAGCCGTTGCAGTATTAGAAGCATTTACTCCACCTCCACCAGCACCTGGATTTGGTGCTACGGTTCCTCCAGCATTGGTCGCAGCGGCTGTTCCATTAGAACCAGCGCCTCCAGCAACACCCGCATACATAGATACCCAAGCTGGAGAACCTCCAGTTCCACCAGCAGCAGATGTCCCTCCAGTAGAAGCAGTCGAATTCCAAGCATGACACAAATAAAATAATGAATTTTGTACTAATCTTACTATAGAAGCATTACCTGGTGATCCAGAATTGCCGTTTGTATCATCTGTTGTAACACCAGCGCCACCAGCACCACCAGCACCAACAGTAATAACGAGCATTTTAGAGGGAGCGAAGTCTACTATATCTTGAACTAAAAAGTTATATCTTGATCTTCCACCAGTTGCTCCGCCAGCACCACCGCCTCGTATAGTACCAGCGGCACCTCTTCTGCCACTTGCTCCACCACCACCACCAGCGACTGCTTCAATTTCAATATATTTAGCGCTTTCTGGGATACTCCAGTAATATGTGCCACCAGATCCAGTAGCACTATCTGGTTTACTATTTCTAGTAAATAAAAAACTTTCTACGGTAGATTTATTTAAAGAATAAATTCCATTGTTCATAGATCAGCCCCCAAAACTGCAATATTAAAAGTTTCAGCATTATGTGTTGATGCTCGTATGCTCCAACTATTACTTGGTAAAGTTAAATTTTCATAAACTTTTGAACCCCTGTAAACTGGAGTCGAAGCAGCAGCTGTAACGGCAACTACTACAAACTCATCAAATAGTCTAGCGTTTGTTCCATCATGTAAATAAATTCGTACCATTCCTGCTGTTGTTGTGGCAGTTCCTTCAACAACAATTTCATTAATTCTTGTTCCAGAAGCACCACCTGTTAGTATAGTAGCTATTGTGCCAGTACCATCACGATTAGTATTCGCTGTACTAACTTGTCCTAGTCCTATTCTTGGTGTTGTTGCAAAAACTGGTTGATTAGCCATATTAAATCTCCTTTGTATTATTATATTAATAGTTTGTTAAATAGTCAAGTTATCTAAAATTTGACCATAAGTAAAGCATTTCGCCAGGTGATCGTAAAGCTCCGTTAATGAAAACATTACCGTTGAGATTAATCTGATTGCTAATATTAGAAGTTATATCTATTGTTCCATCGCCAGTTAAAACAAAACCAATACCACCAGCATCAACAGTAATATTAGTTGGATCATTATTAGTAACATTTAATCCATTAAGATTTAAATAACCATTAGTACTATCTCCAATAGATCCATTAACATCTAATCTATAGTTAGAATTTGGAGAATTTGTTCCTATACCAATACTACCAGCATTGCTGGCTGGTTGTAAAATCAAATTTGAAGTATCAGCATCTATAGTTATTCCATACTGAGAAACTAATTGCATCGCTGATAAATCACTAATTATCCATAATGGATTAGTAGTTGTGCTAAATAATCCGTATTGATCAAAAGTTGTATTAAGTCCTAATGTTACATTACCCGCTCCAGCGTTTACACTATTAAACACCCCATCTCCAAGTTGATTAATATTCCAATTAATATGAGATAACTTAGTATAGTTACCTATTGTTAAATCAGTATTTGTATTAGTATTGTCTCCTGACGAAAGTATAGAGGTAAATCTTAAAATACCATTATCATTATAAACATTATCTCCATCAAAAGTCCATCCATTAATATTAGTAATTGTACTATTTAGATTAGTAGTATCTCCACCAGCACCACCGATAGTAATAACTCCATCTCCCGCTGTTCCAGCTAATAACTGAATAACCTGTGTACTATAAGTTTCTAATGTTATTCCTAGTCCATCAACAGTTATTTTAGATCCTTCATTATTTGCAATATTATTGTTAAGAGTTAAATTACCATCTACTTGAATATTTCCATTTATATGAAGTTTTTCAGATGGGTTGGTAGTTCCTATTCCAACATTTAAATCAGTATTTAAAAATAATTGAGCATTATATCCAGCAGCAAAGCATATTGGAGTGTATGCTGTAACATTCTCATTAAAACCCTCAAACATATAGAAGGCAGCGGCGCTACCTAATGCTCCACTATTAGCATGATGAGCACCAATACCAACACTGCCATCATTTTTACCAAACCATGTATATCCTTTTAAAATAGTTGCTGGAGATTGGCCTCCATATGTTAAATCGTCTCCGATTACTGCAAATACATTTTCTGCTCCATTTACTGTTAGTTTACTAGACGGAGAGTTGGTGCCTATACCAACTTTGCCATCAGATGCTACAACAATATTTTCATTTCCTGGATACCCACCACCATATCCAAATGATCCATCAGAATTTTTGTTAGCAATAACAGTCTGATCAGAAAGTAGTAGTCCTAATTCTCCACCAAACCAATCATCAGATATATATAAATATTGATTATATCCAAATCTAACACTCTGACTACCATCATCAACAATACTACTATTAACTAGTCCACTAGAATTAGTCCACTTTGATATATAATTAGCAATACCAGTACCAACAACAGGATTAGTAAGAGTGGCCTGTTTATTATTTAGTTGAGTTTGAATGGAACTAGTAGTTCCTTTTACATAACTTAGCTCTGTTAAAGATGGATAAGTTCCAGTACTCAATGAAACAATATTTTTATTGCTATCAAAACTTGCTATGGTACTTGCTGTTTGATTACTTATATTTAAGCCGCTAGTAAATAATCCGCTACCTATAACATGAAGTTGAGATGTTGGACTTGATATTCCTATACCAAGTCTATTATTAGTACTGTCCCAATATAACTGACCACTATCAGCAACTATACCGCTACTACTATTCCAATAAGCAATGTGATTAGCAACTCCGATTCCTGTTACTGGATTACTTAATAATGGTTGATAACTGGTACTATCAACGCTTCCATCAGCTTTGAGAAATTGAGTACTAGTTCCACCACTTTTAATAAAACTACTAGATGTAAGATTGCCTATACCTATTAAATCATCAGCATCAAATATCCAAGCATCATTATTTATACTCGTATAACCATATATATTTATACTTGGATAATATGATCCTATGCTACCAAAATTAATAGTACCTCCACCAATATTAGTAATATTTGTTAGATTTCCATCATTATATCCAAGATTTAAAGTACTATCACCTTCAGTACCGGCATAAATACTAATATTATCAGAATAGTATGTAGATAAATTAACAGTTCCTCCAGCATCTATAGTAAATAAGCATCCTTCATTATTATTTGGATCGCTATTTAGATTTAATGGACCATTAATATTTAAAGTTGTAAAATTTCCACTACTACTAGCAACCCATAATCCACTAGCACTATTATATTGCAGAAATTGACCGTTGGTTGCTCCAGTGGTAGCCACATTATGAAGTTCTTCTAATTCATATCCATTCTGAATTTTAACATTAATAACTCCCTGATGAGAGTGTTTTCTTATTAATGTTCCTACAAATACACTATGATAAGGAGCGTATGGCTTACTAGTAGTAATGCCACCAGATACTGTTGGACTAAGCCAAAGTGCTGTTCCTTCATTAACACCATTAAACTGAGTAGATGTATTAAGATTTCTTAATGTTCCATCAACAATGACAGAACCAATATTTCCTGTAGGGATATCATTTACCACAAAACCATAAGTTTTACTACTATGAGCTTCACCACTAGCTAAAGCTAAACTTATTCTTGGAGTATCTCCTTGAGCCCCATTAATATAAACAACGCTCATTTTATTAATAGTACTGCCAGTATCATTACGAACAATTGTTACTAAACTATCATTTATAGCCGGTAAATCACTCCATTGTTTAGTTCCATCACCAATTTTGAGTATATTAAAATTTGTTATAAAACCGGGTTCACCACTAGATAAAACGGTACTACTACTACTATCCCATTGAGTATATGTTCCTTGACGAAGTTGAATTAATGAATTTCTTGGCATATTTTTACTTTTCCATAATTGATTATTTTCCTATTATATAGTAATTACAAGACAAAAATCGTCTAATAATTAATATATTATGGACTACCACCATTAATCCAGCCCCAATAGGACACCACTCCATCTGTTTGTAAAATCATTCCGCTAGTGGCAGTTCCAGCATATACTCCTGTTACAGAAATATTATATAGACCGCTCATTCTTCCAGATGCTACAATTCCTGTGCTTAAATTTGATGCATTTAAACCAGTTAATGAAGCTCCATCTCCAGAAAAACTGGTTGCTGTTAATCTTCCTGTTGAAGGATTAAAAGTTAATGACGAGGCCACTCTCTGAACATTATATCCTGTAGTATTATCTACAAATGTTAAATATCTACTAGCATTAGTAGAATCAGAAACAATAGTAGTTTGTGTGGCATTTGTTGCTACTCCACTTAATGTTGCTGTAATTGTTCCGGCGCTGAAGTTTCCGGATGAATCACGAGCAACTACTTTACTACCAGTATTAGCATCTGTTGCATCTACGCCTAGAGTTAATGTTGCTCCTTCACTACCTCCATTTCCACCAGTAAGATAATTTCCATTGGTGATACTCTCTACATAATTACCTGTGGTATCGCTGCCCAAAGCCACACTATTTAAAGCTATGGTGGTTGCTATAGTAGCTGTTCCATTGCCAAGATCTGTTAATGTTGCTGATGCTGAACCTGATACGTCTCCTGTAAGGGTTACAGTAACAACAGGATCTGGAATACTTCCAGTAATATTACTCCAATTTAAATATGCATCAATTTCGCCCTTTGTTCCACTAAATACTTCATTAGTATTAGTAGCTTGCCTTAAAAAGATAAACTTATCACTACTATCTTGATAACCAAAAAATCCAATTCTTGATGATCCATCATTATATTTAAACTCAATACCTCTGTCTTTGCTATCATTAAGAGCAGTGCCTGAGCCCCCTAATGTAAAAATAGGATCATCAATAACAACCACTGTACTCTGTACCAAAACTCCAGTACCATTAATTAAAACATTTCCACCTACTCTAAGATTTCCAGTAACATTAACGTCTGGTGACTCAACAACAATAGATGATCCACTAGCTAAAATTTTACTAGTAGTAATATTTGTAGTTGATAGTGTGTTAGATGTTAAACTATTTAAACCAGTAATAGTATTATTTAAATTAACTTGGATATTTCCGCCAACACCATCAACATTATTTAATAAAATATTATTATTAGATGATGTAATTGCTCTATTATAGAAAGTTCCAGTATTATCTCTTACAAGAATACCGGTCCCAGTAAAATTATGCAGATTTAATGACTGTCCAGAAAGAGCTACTGTTAATGAATTAGTTCCAGAAATAAATTGAATACCAGTACCAGCTAATAAAGAAGTATCAACACAATCTGCTACTCCGGAGCAAAAATCTGTAACGTCTGTCCAAACGTGTTTATGTCCACTTAAACTTACTCCTGTAGCATTTATTCCTCCATTGCCTGTTGGTCCAACTTTCGGAATATTATCAAAATAAACATCACCTTGAAATCTTGTTGGATTACCAGAATATATTATTGATCCTTGAGCTAAAATTGCTGCTGCCAACTCTATACTTATTCCATTTCCAACATATAGTGTTCCATCAACATCTAAGTCATCAACAGAAACTACTCCAGCACCAGCATTTAATGACATGCCACTAGCTGTAGAAATTGTGAAGCCGTTAACTCCGCTAATACTATTTAATCCGGTAATATTACTATTAATACCAATAGTTGGATTACCAGATACTCCATTAGCATTTGTTAAAATTATATTAGATCCACTGCTTAACACTCTTTCATAGATATTAGACAATCCATCTGTTACAATAAATCCTTGTCCGCTTAAAGCTGCTATATCCCTCAGTTTTTCATTAAGAGAAATTGAATAATACGAACCAGAAGGATCTGATGTTCCTAAATTAATAACGTTTGCAGATAATCCATTTCCTGATGCTGTTATAACATTATGAAATATATATGAATTTGTTCCGGATGGATCTAATATTATACCACTTCCAGGTATTAATTCTGATCCACCTGCTGACCCTAAATTAGTCCAATGCGTACTGCCGTCACCGATTTTAAATATCTTTTTATCTGTATCATACCCTAATTCACCTTCATATAATATACCATAACCCAAACTATTGGCAGCAGCAGCCCATTGGGATGTTGTACCTCTTCTTATCTGAATTCTTGTTTGAACTGGCATTTTATATCTCCGGTTTAGGGTGTACCACAGTCAAATTCATAATCATAATCATTTAAAAAGGCGCTTAAGCCGCTAGATCCAATTCCATAAGGATCTCCAAAATCTATTCTTTGTATAGATAAATTTCCAACAATTTTAGTTATAGGAATATTATCAGGTAGATCACTAGCTAAAACAACAGCACTATTAGTAATTTCAACATTAAAAACATCATATCTTTCTATTTCAATATTATCTGTTACAGTATCTAAAAAGCTTGTTTCTATCTCAATAGTATGTACAACAGGCTCTTGAATTTCAATTATGAATTCAGAACTCATGGTGAGCACTCCAATAATTCTGCTGACTGACTAAATCTCTTAACTATTGTTATTGTTCCATATATTAATCTAATAATATATTTACCGCCCTCGGTTAATTGTGATCCATAAAAATAGTCTGGAGATTGTAATTCCAAATCGTATTTAGCTGTGTTAAAAGTAAAGTTATTTGTTTTTGATGCTGGAATCATCAAAGTTAATTTACCAGAAACACCGTCAATAATGAATTTATATACACCGTAGTCATCGTTCTCTGTTGTGAACGTTTGTGTGACATTAGTATTAGTTTTCCATACTAATCTAGCACACCAGTTTGTTAAATCAATTGGATCTCCATTAGGATCCTTATAGATTAAAGCTAATTTGAATGATGAACCTTGTTCGATAGCAAAGTCATACTTGCTTGCAGCCATAATATGGGCCCTATTTTTGTAAATGGCCTAGTTAATAATCGATTATGATGATTCTTATATAAGAATACACCAATGAATAATCTATATAAAAAAAGAAGGACCGGAGATTTCTCTCCGATCCTACTCTTTTTAATTAATTACCAGTAATATTAGAGAGCGCCTAATAGAACTCTACGATTATCTAGAACAGCAAAGCCTTGCTCTGCCCAACCGTAGAAACCAGCTCTCTTTTGACGATGTAGAGTATCGTCTTCAAAGATCTGAACTTCTTGGCGAACTGGCATTATGAAACTGTCTCTCTTGCGTAGGTCAAGACCAACAACAAGTTCAACCTTATCATCAGTACCACTATAATCTTGTGGTAATGTACCGTTTAATACATTACTATAGAATAGTTGATACTCTTGACCTTCTCCAAGCTCATCACGATCATGGAGATTGATACCAAAGATACGGTTAAGAGTGCCGTCAGCAGCGGTATAGATCTCACGACGAGTAACTTCGTCAACTTGATCAACACCCCAGTTACGGATATCTTCCATAGCTTCTGGAGAAACATAAAGATCTGTTAGCATACCACGATTGTTACTAGCAGAGTTACCACCACCGTTTCTTCTCATAACAGTCTTCATAAGACTTACGAGTCTCTTGGTGAATTGGCCTGGAGCAGCATCGCTATCGTATACTACGATATTGCGATCAACACCAGCGGCTAGAAGTGTGTGCCAACCATCATCATTCATCTTCTTAACGAAAGAAGCCTCAAGAACTTCCATTGCACGACCGACAACATCCCAACGAGCATCACGAGCATACTTTAAGAGATAGTCGATTGAAGAACCGATGTCATAGGTTGGAACCATGACATAATCGCCTTCAACGTGACGCTCTGGAATATATCCGTGGTTAGGAATGGTATAAGCAACGAAATTTCTCTCGGTGCCTGGAGCAAGAAAGTCTAATGGGAATTCAGGAGTGGCACTTTGAGCAAGTTGAATTGGCTCGAAGATACCATCAAGAATATCGCCATTAAGGATACCTTGACGAAGTGGCAACTCTAGTGCTTTTGCAAATTCAGCATTGGCGGCAAGAGCCTCTTCTTTCTTTAGTGAGCCAGAACGAACAAGAAGATCTGTTAATTCTGGAGTTGGTTGAAATACTTTAGTGTTACCTGACATGTTTTTCTCCCTTATAGATTAAAGATTTACAGAGACTTTTGCGTAGCCATCGGAGTCTTTGGCACTCAAAAACTGACCGATCTTGACAGCACCAGTTGCTTGTACTGTACTGATATAGCCGCTTGCGGCAACATAAGCATCAGAACCAGCGGCTGGAGTACCAGCTACTAAATTGGTTGTTACTTGACCGTTACGAAGAAGGGCGACTTTACCGCCGACCTGTACTTCGTCACGATGCCAGTTGATGTGCTGTCTTGTGAGATCAAGACTAACAACGTCATTTAATAAAATACCGATTGGTTTGACACCTGATGGATTAGTAGCATAACTGACAACAGCATTTGCGTCATCCATACTAACGCCAGAACCACCTGTCACTACTGAAACAACACCGCCACGCTCGGCAGCTGAAGTAGCGAAGAATGAGATGTCTGAAAGGAATTCGATACGATCTGGTTTAAGAGCCATTTTTATTCTCCCTTATTGAGTTTTTTACCTAGTCTAGCACAAACGAATTCTACTAATGCTGCACGAGTTGATTCTACTTGAGAATCTTCTTCGCTGCCTACTCCAAGATTAAGGTCTGTATCAGCCTCAACATTTTCTAGTGCTTCTTCTGTATCAACTTCTGAAGCCTTTGGTTTAGCTTCTTCTTCTTTCTTTTTCTTCTCTAGCCAAGGAGGCATCTTTGCAGCAAATAGACTTGTCATAGCACTAAAAGCATCGTCATCTAATGACTCAAATTTGTCGGCTGTTGCTGAGGCTGCTTCATTATCTAGACCAGCTTCTATTAGAGATGCCATTCTCTTCATCTTCTTTTCTTTCTTGGCCATCTCTTCTTCTTTTTTCATGTAACTGGCAATGATTTCATTGGCAGCATCAAGTTCTGACTTGACTTTATTCATTTCTTCTTCTTTTTTCTTCATGTCTTCTTCCATCTTTTTGGCAGCAAGTTCTTTCTCTTCTGTAGCTGCGTCGATGGTTGCTTTAGCTTCTACTAAAGCGGCTTCTTGAGCCTTAATTGTATTTTCTAGTTCGACAGTTTTATCTTTAAGAGCTGAAGCATCAGCAAATGAGTTCATTTTTTCTGCGAGTTCAGCGATTTGTTGCTCTAAATTCATAGTGTTATTCTCCACATTTGAGTTAAACTGATTATTAGATACACCTGCTATTGTTAAATCGTCTTTTTTTTCTGTAGAATTTTTATCGGATTCGTTCATAATCATATTTCGACTAAATATAATACTATCTGGATTAGCTGGTTTATTAACAAAACCTTTACCAGAAAATGTTATATTTCTTAATACTCTACCTATTTTATAGTTTTCATGTTCTCCTTGACCGCCATAGGCTCTCAAGAATTTTGTTAAATATGCTGTATCTTCATTTCTAGCTAAAACTTTGTAAGATCCAGTACTTTTATCTATAATTCCGTAATCAAAATTTTTAAAATAACATTCCATACTAACAAATTTTTCACCAGATTCTATTTCGCTAATTAGCTGTGCTGATCTGGATTTTAGTTCTGGACTTGAAAATGTTTTATAAATAACAGATCCTGTTAATATATGAAATTTTTCTGGTATATTTTCAATGGGAGTATTTTCGCTTATAAGAATTCCGTCTTCTGTTATTGGCCAATTAGAAGTAATATGGCCGATGATTGTATTTTCATCGTGCTCTAAATTAGTTGGTTTATCTTCTGGAGTATTTCTTGCTGCCCAAACTTCTGATTTATCAAAAATATCGTCATTTTTATTCCAACTGGAACTAACTAAAATTGATTGAACATAGTATAAATCATCGTCATTAATAGCTGCTATACTTTTTATATGTTTAATTGTTGAGTCAGAATTACATGGCTCAGCCATTGTTGAATAAGAGATAGAGGCTGATGCTTTAAGTTGTTCTTCTAAACCATCTTGAATTTCTTGAGCAAAAATTTTCATAATAACCTCTATTTTATAAGAATATACTTAATTCGAATACACCGAAGAATAAAAAGAAGCTTTGGCTTGTTTAAGTTCTTCCACAGATAATTCTTTATGCAGTTGATGTTCTAGGTTATTTAGCCAATTATTATAAGATGACATTACTGTTGAAAATTCTGGATTATTAATATTAGAAAATGCTGACATAATCTTATCTTCAGTTATCTGGGCGAATGGTTGGAAACTAAAAAGTACTTTTGTTCTTATATTTTCGGCCTCTTCAGTTTCTTGCTTAGATAAACTTCTAAAATTTTTCTTTTTATAAAAATCTAATAGAATGGGATTTAATGTGTCACTAATTTTATCTTGAGCTTGTGTGGCCCAAATTAAAAGACTTGCTCCTGTTTGTGGGGCAAAATTTTTCTGTTTTCGCTTCTGTGAGTCTTTTGAAAGTTTGGGTCTGCCTTCTCCTGCTTCTTTTGGCAAAGATTCTGGCGAATCTTTTGCCAACTTTGTTGGAATCTGAGGAGCTTTCATTTCGAGGGCGGGTTTCTCGCCAGGTTTTTTCTTATCTAATTCCAGTCCAACCTGACTAGGAGCAACAGATCCTGATTGTAGAGCAATCTTTTTAAGAGAGTTTTCTAACTGAGGATCATGCCATGGTCCTGCTTTCTTAACCATCCTTTCGCTATCTCTTTCTTTATTTTCTCTATTGAGACGGCTCTTTTCCATTTCTGGATCAAAACCAAATCTACTTTGTAATAATTCATCACTAATAAGATTTCTATCAGCTAATTGAACTAATAATGCTTTTTCTGCATCTTCATTACTAAGATCCATTCTATCAAATTCAATTTTAGCTGGATATCTGAATCCCATCGCTTTTTGTACGAGTATAATTTCATTTTCCCAAAATTTCATTAATACATCACGACCATATTGAAGTCTTTGTGTTAATGTTTTAAGACTGATAAAGTTATTAGTTGTTCCTGATGCTCCGAATGTTCCTGTTAATGTAGGAGGAATTCCTAAGCCAGCGTAAATAGAATTAAGATGCGGCACATACTTTGATTCTCCAAGAAAATTATGAACATTAGTATTACTTTCAACCAATTCAATATCTGGTCCCCAAACGATATCCATTGTTCCACCGCCAACATTATTTCCTAATATATCTGCTAGTTTTGCGGTAGCTGCCTTGGTGGGAGCGATCTTGTGTTCTAGACTACCTAGTTTAAAAATTCTAATATTGGAGATTGCACCATCCAAAGCAGCCATATCTGCTAATTTTAATTTTTCTATAATAGAAATATCGTCCATGATCGCATAGATCATAGGATAAGCCCAACTTTGCCAATCATCTTTTTTATAATGAAATACAAGAGTCTTATCTTGATCTAATGGATATGGTTTTTTGTTTTTAGCTGCTTCAATAATTTGATTTGGCAAATTACTAATTATAATTTTATCAGCTTCTGTTTTTGGTGAATTGATTAATTTTCTGAGTCCTGCTGGTAAAATAATCTGATATTGTTTCTTCTGTACAAATGCTGCTAAAGGACCAGAAGCTACCTCTACAACAAGAGGATCAATAAAAGTATATCTCCAAGGTATTTCTCTTTTCTCTATCCTTATATCATCCATGTCATTAATCTGTAGGTCTGGAGAGCCTAAAGTTTTGTATAAAGTTTCTGTTACTTTAAGACTAATTTTAGCTGTTTGTTTATTGATAATAACATTGCCGGTCTTGTACAAGTTATTTAAGAATCTTTCACTTCTATCTTTACCGTCAATTTTCTTGAACCATTTTCGATAGAATCTTTCAATTCTTTTATTTCTATGAGATAGTTTGATGCCTTGAACAGCAAAGTCTCCCATGAGGTCGATAATATTTTTGACTAAACCTACTCTTTGATATATCTCTTCAGCTCTGGCTATGATCTCTTTTTGCTTAACTGGAACTGCTTCATCTGGTCTAAAGTAGTCATAGTCTGATCTTAATAATCCTGGGCGACCTCCGCTATTTGTGGTCAATCCAGAGTAATCTCTAAATCTGGCTGTCATACCAGCGGAAGCTTTATTTTGTACCCCAGTAAATTCACTTAATGAATCTGAAGCTGATTTTAATGCTTCCCTTTTACTGTCTAAATCATCTCCCCAAGCGATATATGCTTGTTCTCCTGCTAAAGAGGCGTCTTTGATAGCTTCACTTTTGGGATATTTTTTAGCCATAATTTTAATACTATTGTAATACTAATGTAATATAATTACTATTATACACCTTATTTTTTGATACTACAGTATATAGCATCATTAGCTGCTGAGGTGAACCATTCTGGCCCTTTATACATTTGGCCGTCCTGCTTAACCATATCTAATCTATTGCCGCCAACTATATCATAAGATATTGGCTGTAATGTTCTAGTTATTTGTCGTGCTAGCATATTTGCTATTAATAATGAACTATATCGGTCTTTTCTTAATCGACCCTTTTTTCCATTTTGTAATTTTACTTCTGGAGTATCCCAGCGATCTCTAGCGTTTGGCCCGGTGCTGGTTTGTGTCATAACTATAGTTGTTAATTCATTCTTAAGTTCTTCTATTTCTAAAATACATTCACTTAGACTGTCATATAAATTTTCTAGATTAGCTCCCATAATATCCTTGCCTTCTGCGTCAAGAGCTAATCCTAAAGTTAGATTATCAAATCGTGGAAATAATAATACTTTATCTTCTAAATCTTTTCTTAAACCATGATTTGCTTGACTTGTCCAATCTGCTTTTGCGAACTGCACTAATTCTATAATATGCAATCCTTGTTGATCATCTGTATCTTTTGGCTTATCATAATCTATTACTGGCCATAATAAATTTTCTCCTTCTTCTAGTTTGCTTGGGTCGTGTAAAGCTTCTTCAATAGCAACACCACCACCCTGAGCATCCATGCCTATTCTCTCGCATGGAAATATTTTCATTAGATTACGAATTTTTCTAGCACAAAATCCATAAAAATCATGTTCTGCTACGAGTCCAGTTTTCTGTCTTTCTTTAAAATTATTTCTATTAGTAGTCCAGCAATAAACAACTCTATTATGATCAGGATGAGCTTCTAATATAGTAATGCTAAAATTATCTTGTTCTGACGCTGGGTCAATACCATATATATATTTATGATTAAGATTACCTTTAACCATAGGATCAAAAATAATTGATTTTTCTCCGATATATATAGGTTTAGCTTCGCTGACCACACAACTTTCTATCAAGCTTCTCTTAAAGAAACCATCACTATCTTTGGTAAAACATGCGGCATATTCCATATTATATATACCAGTATGGATAGTAGCTTTGGCTCGTGAAACTTGTTTATCATCCATGAAGCCCTTGGGAATAAGCTCATAAGGAATACGAATAATACTATAATCTTTCCAGTTAAAATTAGATGGAACTTCTCCTTTAAAAAGCTCTTCTAGTTTTCTTGTGTCTCCTTTGCTTTCAATAATAGAATGATATCTATTCCAATACTGAGCAAAATGTTTAAAACTATAATCTGCCGTACCAGCTATGATAGCTTGATTTCCCATTTTCTTATCTAAAGATTCTAGATCTTCATTCCATACTCCACTATCTATCATTGCCTGTTTTTTAGCTTGTTCTTTTACGTTCTGAATAGGATTAGCACTAACGGCAGCGAAGCCTGAGACTACTGTTTCGTATATATCTGGACTAATAGAAGCAAATTCGTCCGCAATAATAATATGTGCTCTAAGACCTCTGATTTTACTACCATCACCCATAGGAATAGCCATGGCCCAACTATCACCTAATCGTAATGTACATCTATCAACATCTCGTCGTGGTCCATCGTCGTTTCCACTAAAAATACTTCTAAGGATCGGACTATTTCTCCATATGGTTTCCATATATTCAAAAATAACTTTACTCTGTCGGAAAGCTGCGCCAACAATAACAATTTTTGTTCCTGGTACAAATATACATTTCAAAACAGCATATAAAGATAACATAAAACTTTTACCGAAACCACGACTAGCTATATACATAGGAAATGGTCTATACCAGAATTCTTGTAATATAGCAATTTGTATGGGATGAAGTTCTATTCCAAATAAGAGTTTACAAGTAATACCAAAGTATGCTGGATTTTTTAAAAGCCTCATTAAATGTAGATCTGGATTTTCTATATCTTCCTTGGTCCGATGAATCATCAGAGTGTGATTTATTTTTAATAAGGATAAGTCTCCTAGACCTAACCATGCATCATCAAATATTTTCTGTGTCATTGGATTCTTCTATTTCGAATACTTTTTTCATTAATGATAAGGCCATTTTGCTAGCATTGACTGGATTATCACAAAATAATATTTTTATATTATTTTTAAGTTGCAGTTCTAATAAGTTTTTGATAATAAATCCTGGAGAGATTTTTAATTTATTCCACATGTGTTTTGGAACATTACTGCCAACTGGATATCTATAAATATCATTTAAGCTAAACTCCAGCATTAAAAATGAATATTTATAATTATTCATTCTTTCTATAACGTCTTTAAAACGACTTTCTGTAATATTATTAGCAATCTCACTAACGCTCTTTTTGCGTTCTATACATAAAAGATGCTCATAACCCTGGACGCTATAATCTCCAGTATCTAATTTCTTATGTTCTGCCACAGTTCGCTCAAATTGCCATGGCTGCTGTTCTCTTGTATCTATAATTACTTTAAACTTATTATAGTCTACCATTTTTTTGTGCTACTATTTTATAGAAGACACCTTCATAAAGTTCTTCTATACCTTTAATGAGTTTATGATGTAACTTGCATAATGTAATTCCGTTATCAACAACGAACCGCAATCCTGGATAATTTGCCCATGTTTTAATATGATGAGCATTTAGTCCAGTTGTTGTATTACACCCAGGCCACTGACAAGTATGATTATCTCTAGAATAAACCTTTTTTCTCCATTCTTTATATAATGGATCTTTATAGTTTCTGAATGTCATGATCTACCATATCTTTCACCAAATCAATAAAGGATATTTCTGGTTTCCAGTTTAAGTAGGTTTGAGCTTTTGTTGGCATACCTCTTAAATATTCAACTTCTGCTGGTCGATATAGGTCAGGATCTATTTCAACATAATCTTTATAATTTAATCCTGCATATTCAAACGCTAATTCTAAAAAGTTTTGAACTGACCAAGTGTTACCTGTTGCCACAACATAATCAGTGGGACTAGATTGTTGTAGCATTAACCACATTGCTCTTACATAATCTTTTGCGTGTCCCCAGTCTCTATGGGCACTAAGATTACCTAGCTTTAATTTTTGTGATGTTTCGCCACTTTTAACTTGACCAATATACTTAGTAATTTTCCTAGTAACAAAGTTTTCTCCTCGTCGTGGACTTTCGTGATTAAACAATATTCCACAGCAACCAAATATTCCATAGCCTGTTCTGTAAATTCGCACCATATTGTGAGCCGCCAATTTTGCTACTCCGTAAGGACTCTGTGGCAACAAAGCGGTGTCTTCGTCTTGATATTTTAGTCCTGTTAAATTAGTACTATAATTAAATCCAAACATTTCGCTAGTGCTTGCCTGATAAAATTTGGTACTAAAAGAATAATTTTTAATGGCCTCTAGGAGGTTCACAACTCCAATAGTATCAATTTCGAATGTTGTTGTTGGTTGTTTGAAGCTGGTTCCAACATGACTCTGAGCAGCCAGATTATAAACTTCATGAGGCTGGTGACGATGAATAACGTCGTTGCATCCGCTAGGATCTGTTAGATCAAATTCTTCCAAAATGAAATTTGGATTGTTTAGCAGATGGGAAACTCTGTCTAGGGTGTTTGTGCTACTGCGGCGATATAGGCCAATCACAGTATAATTTTTCTCTAAAAGTAAGTCGGCCAAATAACTTCCGTCTTGTCCATTAACTCCTGTGATAATTGCTTTTTTCATGATTCGTCCTTTGCTACGCTTTCTGGTGTGAAAAATGGTCGATCTACTGAATTGTCTGCATAATTATGATATTCTTCTAATTTATTTTTATATTTTTCGGTTGCTAATTTTAGTATTTCCATCTCTCTTCCTTCTCGTTCCCTAATATCTTCATCCTCTAACATGCGTATTAATCCTACCCAACTACTTTTACCATCCTCAATTCTTTTAATACGTTGTTCACGGGTGGCCTTAAGATCTTTACTTATTTTTTGTTGTTCGTTTAGAAGTTTTGTATATTCATTAGTATAATTAGCAATACTATTTCGCGCAAAGCTTAATTGAGTTTCCATATTGATCAGTTTCGCCGTGTCTCTTTGATCTTCTGGCTTGTCGTATTCTTTATCAACATCCTTTTGTAATTTTTCTGTCATGGTAATATGACGCTTTCGTTCCTTCATGCTTCGATTAATCAAAATATCAATAGTAATAAATTGTTTAATTTGTAATTCTTCAGCAGGAAGAACATCTTCTCGGAACTGCTTAATTAATCCTATCCATGTATTTTCAAAGTATTCTAACTCTCCTGTTTCAGCATCAAACTGACGGGCGATTTCTGGCCAAAAGGTTTTACTATGTAGTTTATATCGTAGTGTTTCGTTATCTTTTTTCTCATCACTGCTCAGGTATAAATTATTTTCATCAATGTATCTTTTGATGGGAGCTTCACTACGATTTAATGATTCTGCTATTTGTTCTATGGTTAGATCTTGAACATTATCTCTTATGTATTGTTCTTCATCTAAACTTAGTTGTCCTCGTTTTTTGGGCATGAATAGTCTTTCATAAGAAGTGATATGTGGCTTTTTAATTTATCTAATAGTGGCTTGTTTACTTTAACTCCGTGCTTCAACTTTAAATAAATTTCTCTATATTCTGCTATAACAATATGATCATCTAAAAAGTTTATAATTTCTTGATTTTGCAGAAGAAGGTTGGTGTCGTATTTGTCCGGTATGGGGGTATCATTATTTTCATCGTCGTGATGAATACTTTTGGGTTTCATAATATTTTTTTTATTTTCGTTACGATTGCTCCAACTAGCATATAGTTCACAATCATTTTTATTAGAATATTGTAAACACTGACTTTTACTGGATGAGCAATGTTTATCATACAAAGGACAACTCAAGCATGGTTTGTCGGGCCTTTGATAATTATTACGCTTATAATTAAATAAGCGATTTCTTACATGGGTCCAGAGAAAGTTTTCTAATGGGCGCTTTTGATCATATTTCTGCAAGCCTTCTATAGCGAATATAGCAGCTTGTTGCTTCATATCATCAAAGTCATGGTAACCAAATTTAAATTTGTATGCTAATCTTTTGCTAATATTATCTAATACTTTTAAGAAATCTTCTTCTGTGACGCCATATTCTTCATATATATTATTATTCTTGTTTTTGTTTTTCTTCGTCATCTAATAGTTCCGCTATAGACTTGCCTTCTGGCAACTCTAAGTCTTTTTGAATTTGGTCGTTTAAGCTGGCTTCTGCTTTAGTTTCTAATACAGAATCAACAAATTGTGGATTTTGATCATTTGTCATGATGAACCTCTTGCTATTTTGGTCAACAATACTATAATAAACAGTTACACATTTTGTGCAATTTACGGAGTTATAAAAATGGCGAATTACAAGAAATGGCTCGATAATGAACTGGATTTTATCAAAAACAATCAGGATTCTATGAATGATGAAATTTTGGCCACTAAGTTAAGCGAAATGACTGGTCAAAGTATTACACGAAGCATGATTCGTCGCCAAAGACGAAAGTTGGATATTAAGAAGAAACGAGGCCGTCCACGCAAAGAGAAAGTGAGTGAAGTTCATGGTTAAAATGTTATACGCTGCTATCTTTATGTTAGCTTATTGTTCGTCAGAATGTTATGCTAACTGTTGCTGGGTTCAACAACCAGCTCCTATTGTTGTGCAGGAAGTGAGGCCTGTGGTATATTATCAGGCGATTCCTGTAACATACTATTACTATGTGCCAGTAGCTCTTCCGGCACCAGTATATAACCCTTGGGTTCGATACTGCTACTAAATTAGCAAACTTCGACCCTAGGATCTAAAAGGGGCGGGTGGAAACACTCGCCTCTTTTTTTATAAATGTTCATAAAGAAACTGGCCAATTCTATGTGAGGGTGCTTATTTTTTTTGGACCACCCGGCATTTTTATGAAAATCGTACGATTTCCATGCTAAAACAAAAAAACCCCCCTTTCGCCCCGCCGTTTTTGACGTAACTCGTTACTGGACAAGGACTTACGACTAATATGCTGATCGACACGATCTTCTGTTTAAGAGCAAATGCTATGCCAAAGAAAAAATATGTTTGGCACGATATTTGCTGTACATAACCTTACGATATTGTAAGAAAAGATTTTTATTGACTTCTAAAGTTTTTGTGGTATAATGTCGATATAAGAAGTAAGAGAGAAAGAAAATGGAAAAGACGATTCACACTAACGACTTCATCAAGAGCCTTCCTAAGATTGTTCAGAAGAAGGTATGGAAGGTTACCGATAAGAATGGTACGGTTGTTCAGTACGTTGGTGCAACCGATAATCGTAAGAGTACCGCTCAAGAGTATATCAACGAGAAGTATCCTTCTCAAACTCTTACCCTTACCTTTTCGCATTTCAACGGATTGATTACGATTCGTTGAAAAATATTTTCTAAGGTATTGACAGGCTAAAATCCGATAGGTATAATAGAGCGAAAGAAAGAAAAGGAAATCAAATGACCATCCAAGTTCAGAATACGATCCGCCGCCTTGTTGCTCGCCATGGATATTCGGCCACCTTTGTTCAGCATATGGGTGAGGGTATCTGCCTCTATAGCATCGGCGGGATCATGTACCGTATCCGTGGTGATGGTACGATTCTCTAAAAAATATTTTCTGGGGATTGACACGGAAAAATCCGATAAGTATAATAGCAGCATGACACGAATCACCTGGACAACCGAAAGCCGATACCGATACAATCTCTTTGTTGACGGTATCAAGGTAGGATACAATCTTTCTCTGGACGATTTCTTTACCCTTCTGAAAAGGTATGATATATGAATAGCCTCGACAAGATTCTCGCCGCTATGCGTTCTGGCAAGTATGGTAGCGTTATCGACCCAAAGGGTAACGCTCATGTAGGTATCATCAACGCTATCATGCGAGAAGATGGTAGCGGGAAAAACTGGATCGTGACACTGACCAACCGTACAGTAAGTGAACGCGTGTTCATTCATGCCACCTGAGAGGGGGTATGGGGCTAATCCCTCATAGGTGGGGGATCGGCGGGCCGATTTTGACGTAACTCATTACGGCACAACGACTTAGGGCTAATCACATGATCGTATCGAATAAGTGATTAAGAAAATAAAATATTTGGCATGATATTTGCTATAAGAATATTTATTGTTTTGGCATAGCGTTTGCTGTAGGAAACCTTACGATATTTTAAGAAAGATTTTTGTTGACTTCTAAAGTTGGCATGGTATAATGCCGATATAGAAAGTAAGGAGAAAAGAAATGACAACGCTCATCGTAATCGGAAACAAGTATAAGGTTTATCGTGACATGGAAAACGGAAAGCGTAGACTGCTCGGCACGTTCAAGAGCAGCGACGAGGCTATCCGATTCATGAACAATGTGCGATAAATATCCCTATTGACGATTCAAGTTTCGATCTGTAGAATCCCGATATAGAAAGTAACCCAAAAGGAAAAGATCATGAGCAACGACTTTGTTTACGATATGAGCGAAATCAACGAAGAGGAAATCATGAAGGGTTGGGAAGAAATGAACGAAGCGGACTACATTCCGGGCCTTGATGATGGCGAAGGTTGGGATCCGATCATGGGTGACGATGACGAATGGATCGACACGGATGACGAATGGCTGGACGATTTTGCAGGTGAGGAGGATTTTGCCTGACCACCCATTTGGAGGGGTACTATACTCTCCCCCATTGTGGGGGAAACAGCAAATGTTATGCCAAATGCGAATGGCATAGGATTCGCGGGGCCGATTTTGACATAACTCCTTATGGCACAACGACTTACGAACAGTATCACCTAATCCTGACAGCTAGCAAATCCCGTGCCAAAACACCATCTGCCTAAAAAATGTCATCCCCGCAGTTGGAGGGTGCCGCAAAATGCTACACTATGCTGTTTTTCTCGGGAAAATCGCGTAGCAAAATGCTACACCACTGTAGCAAAATGCAACGCTCAAAAACTGGGCCCACAAAATAGGCATGACGTAAACCCTTGTGGCATAAGGACTTAGGAAAACCAAAGATTTTTTGAGTTTGGCACACCGATTGCTCTTATATATGGTATAAGAAAGAGAGAGTTGAAAATGGTTTATATCGAAGATATTCAGAATGAGTTGGTTAGGTTGTATGGTGAAAATGGTAAGACTTTCGAGATTGTGCCGATTGGGTCGGCTTTTCTGGTTGGTCGATCTGTATATGATGCAGTAGAGATTAGTGGTTGGGAAGATTTTGATCTTCTGGAAACTTTTTGAGGATAGGAAAGGTAGATAAGATGAGAAAGTTTAGTTATTACCGTGGTTCAGATGATGGATACGATTATTCCCGTGATAATCGGGATGGATACGTTGACGAGTTTTTGAAGTCTCTCGACCGTGATCGTGAGATGAAAGAAAGAGAAGAAAAAGCGAAAAACGAAAAAGAAAAATCGTAAGTTTTTTGCTTGCATCTTCAAGATTAGACGCTAGAATGTCGATAGATAAGAAAGAAAGTTAGATATGAAAACTGTGCTGATCATGGTCGGGAAGAAATATAAGGTTTACTCGGAAAACAATGGAAAGCGTAAACTGCTCGGAGTGTTCAACACTTCGCAAGATGCTATCCGGTTTATGAATACTTTTTCCGCTTGTGCTGCCTGAGAGAATCTGATAGACTCCACACTCACCCATAGGAATAGAAAAATGAAAAGCCCGATTCTTGCCGATTTTCAGCGTGGTATTCTGGAGTGGTTTGAAGGTATCGCCATTCCGCATCAGCCTAGCGTAGCCGATGGGGTATATACCCCCATTCGGAGTGAGAAGGTTATGAAGTTCAATCGGAAGGCTCTCCGCAAGATTGGCAAGCGGAAGGTGGAAAAGGCCGATCCCCGACTTGTGGGGGGTGAAGATAAGATGATTGTTAAGGTCGGCAAGCCCGGTAGTCGAGAGAGGGTAGAGGCCCTGCGTAGTCAGTACGAGGCAGTGGCCGCTTGCGGTGAGGAAGTATCCCCCTTCGCGGAGGGGTAGACTTCTGTACACTACCTCTTGGTGGGGGTAAACTTTTGTACACTCCCCTTTAGGGGGGTTGTTGTCAAAATGGCAGCCGGCGGGCCGAAATCGTCGTAAGTGCTTGTGGCATATAGACTTAGGGCTAATGAGGACATCGTATCGAAAAGGTGTTTAAGGAAATAAAATATCTTTGGCATAGTATTTGCTGTGTAGAAAATTTTTTATTTTGTTGTTGACTTCTAAAGTATGACCTGTAAAATGTCGATATAAAGGAAAAGGAAAAACAAATGCTTGGACTGGTGTTTTTAATGATTCTGGGCTATATGATGTATGTCGAAATCGTCACCTTTTTTGAGAATCGACGAGATACGAAAAGAATCCGCGAGTATTTTCAGAATCGTGGTTGACAAGTAAAGTTTAGCCTGTAAGATGTCGATATAAGGTAAATAAGATGGAAATCGGACAACAAATCACCGCTACCTATAACGATGGGCGAATCTTTTCTGGTACAATAGTTCAAATCGAAATCGGATCAAATGACGATGTGGTATATGGTGATGGTTCAATCATGCCTAATCGAACCATGATTAGGATCAAAAAAGAAAATGGAAACTATGCCAGTTTCTATCTTGACAAGTGTTTTTCAGTCGGGTAGAATCCCGATATAAGAAAGAGAAAACAATGTATAACGACTTTGCTAGCAACCTTATCGTGTGTTTTTTGCTCGGCTGTTGGGCATACCTTTTTATCTATATTCCTCTTTATTTTTGGTGCTAAATGATTACCAACGACATCACCAACGTAGTGATCATGACCGCTAAGACTCTTTCGGGTACTAAGGTTGTGGTTAACAGTTTCGACGTTATCATCGAAAACGGAAAGCCGCTGATTATGTTTTTCGTTAAGGATGAAAATGGCCAGTTCGGACTTTTCAATCAGAACGAACTCACCGATTATGTGGAGAGTTGACAAGTAAAGTTTAGCCTGTAAGATGTCGATATAAGGAAAAGAAAATGTATCGTGCTGGTTTCATCTTTTTCGTGTTCATTCTGCCGATTCTGAACATTGTGTTTTGCCTTGGATTTCTGGCTGGAAAGGCTGCCCAATGAATCGTGATTTGGCATACGTTGGTTTACTGGTCGCTGGTAGCGTTGTGCTTTCCACGATCATGCTCTACAGTTTTTTGGTCTATAGCATCATCACGGGAGATTGGTCATGACTCACGCCGAAGCAGTTAAGATGGTTCGTGGTAAGCGTAATAAGGATAGCCGAAAGATTGGTAATAATACCTACGCGGAAATCCTTAACGATAATACTGTAGGCATTAAGTTGCACAGTACCTACGTTGTAAAGATTCGGGACGATGGTACTTATACTCTCAATAGCGGTGGCTGGCAAACTGCTACCACTAAAGATAGGATTAACCAGTATAGTCCCGTGAGGGTTTATCAACGCAAGTTCGAATGGTTTGTTACTATTAACGGTAAAGAGTATCCATTCATTGATGGTATGGTGGTATCATGAATATAACGATTTATGATTTGCTGAAATATTCTACTAAACGGTGGCCGAACTAAAGAAAGGGCCAAGGATGGTCGATATTAACTGGGTACAAATAGGTGTGGGATTTATTGCTGGCATTATTGGTTCTTACCTTGTTTCTGACCTTGTTTTTCCAGTAAATAGTAATAAGGAATAGTAACATGACTATTATGGACAAGTGTACACTGGTGGTGTCGTTTGTGGTAGGGTGTGTAGCCGCTTGGGTTGTGAACAGTTGACCTAAGTGCTTGTGGCGTAAAGAGTTACGACAAACTCGGCGGGCCGCGATTTTTTTTGGCACGATATTTGCTACATAGCAAGCGCCGTGCCAAACGACTGCCCGAAACCTTACGACATTGCAACGAAAAAATATTTGTGGTGGTGGGCTTGACAGGCCGATATTAGACTGTAGAATCAGCGTATCACCCGGAGAGAAAAAGATGATCAACTCTTTTGACGATGTGAATCGGATTCTGGCGGAACTGGCCGAGATGGGCACGATTGAACCGATGGTCGAGCCGATTGATGAGAACGATTGTCACCCAATGGACTATGCGGACGTTACTGGGTTGTGGGATGAAATGTATCCCGAACCGCTTGACGCAAACGATTTTGTGTGGTAAAGTCTAACTAAGGAGAAAAACATGAGTCACCCTGATCCCCTGTTCGATCCCGATAACTCTTATGAGGATGATAACGTGGACTATAACTACGACGATCACGACGATTTCTTCCGCGATGATCTGGATGAGTTGCGTGGTCGTGAAGTCGAGTATGACAGCCCCGATTCCGACCCGGATGGTGATGGCGACTACGATCCCGACTATGATGTTTGGGATAGCATGGACGGAGATCACGACAGTGCCATGACCAGTTGCGGCTGGGGAACTGACGAGGACTACGGTTACTATGGCGATGATGATCGTGAGGATTTCCATAGCGATGACGGCTACGGAAGTTACGACGATTGAGCCTAAAGCCTTGATGCATAACACTTTGCGTCAAGGCCGGCCGCCCCCGTTCAACGTAAACTCTTATCTGCTAATGACTTATACCAAAAAAGATTTTTTCAAGAAAAACCTATTGACAGACCGATAATACTTGATAGAATACTCGTATCACCACCAACAAGGAGCGATTATGAATACTCTCTGTGCTACGATTTTTGGTATTGCTTGGGCCGTTGTTTTCTGTCTGATCATGAAGATCACTTTCATGCTGGGCTGGGGAGAGCCTAACGTGATCCCAGAAGCGGGTGAAACCTATGCTGGTTGGTGGGCTATGCTCTTTTTCTGTAATGTTGCCCCTTGGGCTTTCTGGGGTGTGTTCTTCGATGTTGTTGGATGCGTTCAACGATTTTTTCGTCGTTGCAAGGCTTGACAACTAAAGATTCATCCTGTAAAATATCGATATAAGGTTATCACCCCAAAAGGAAAGAACATGACTCAC